GAAGTAACTGAAACCCAACCCCAATAAAGATCGGACACATAAAAAGAAAATTCTGATCACATATTACAACACTTGAATTACTTCATAAACCTCTGGAAAAAGATTCTGTATATGTTTTTCTATACCCATTTTTAGTGTTTGAGAACTCATTGCACATGTAGAACATGCGCCATGTAAACGTACTTTAACTACCGGACCTTCATCTATATAATCAACTTCTACAAACTCTAAATACCCACCATCAGCTTCAATATATGGTCGTATATCATTCAAAGCTTCATTAACCTTAACTGGATCTAATTCCTTTTTATTTTTATAAGGATTCATAGGAATATCTTTTGCAAAATAAATTGAACTATTTGGTGGCCATTCCACCGTATCTAGTTCATTAGGTTTCACATAGTATATTTAGTTTTTTCTGAAGGACTTTCAGCCTTAATTACTAATGGCGCTTGCTCAATTCTAATAGTTTGAGTAGCCGCACTATTTGCAGCTTTTTCAATCATCTTCTCCATATCTTTCTTACTTACTTGACCACTTTCACCATTTGATTTATAAGTTCCATCACCTTTTTTACTTGCTGTCTGAATGCCAAAACTGGCTAAAACGCCCGTGAAGACTGACGCGATGAAAGTTGGATCTATCTTCTGTTGAGGAATTCCTGGGATGGAAACATAATTTAATGTCAAGATTCCACCACTCCAAGCAAGAACGGTAATTCTCACCGCAGTAGAGATAATTGCAGCCTGTTCTTCTTGATCAGGTAAAAGAGCGTCCTTGACTTTCCCAAGCACACCTTTCTTCTTTGTCTCTTCTTTTTTAGGAGCTTCAATTACATTTTCAGGCATCGTATAGTAGCAATACGTATTAAGTTTACCCTCAGTTAAACTTATAATGCAGCAAAGAATTAATGAGTCTCTATGTGGAAATTAATCCCATTATTAATGTTCTTTATTGCATCTCCTGTTAAGGCAGATTTAGTGCATAGATTATCAACTAGTACTCAGCTAACTGTATCAGGAGCAGCAACAAGCGCATCACGTGTTGGAAGTACATATACGGTGTCAGGATCCAACATAAAAGTAGGTTCTGGTAATAGCGATGTATTTGGAGGATTAACAGCTGGATCTGCTACAGCAGCAGCAACATATAAAGTTGGTACTTATGACGTAAATACAGCTGGATCTGCGTTTAGTTTTTCTGAAAGCTGGACCCAAGGAGACGCCATACCAGCAATAGGCTCTGGCGTTGATGTTACTAGTGGAGTCGTCGCAGATATGCCAGCTTTTGGAACAACTACAACACAGAGTGGCGGGGTAGCTGGAACACTCGCAGGAACCATTACCAGTGCTGGAGTCGTTACGCTAACCGCTGGAGGGGCGGGCACTACGGCAACAGGACAATTCGTAAGTGAAGTGACTGTCGGAGATTAAATGGGTTATGAAACGGCTATTAACGCTGTTATTATTTATATTTGTACCTGAAGTTAAAGCAGTTCCCGTCATTCCCAACTTCACCCAAGGTGGTATGACCAGTCATACAGAAACGACATCTAAGGTGACGGAGACTATAAATTCGATCGACTACCAGACAGGGTGGCAGTATACTGTGACCGGCACAAATGTCCAACATTCAGGTGCAAGTATCTCTCCTGATTCAACAACAGGAAACAGTAATACGCTTCAAGGTGTCACTTCCACATGGACGGGTCTAAACGCTTCTCAAAAACCCGATTGGACGATCGTAAATCCTGCTGGCAGCTTCCAATTCACCGAAACATATCGAGCGCCAGGGATGGTCAACCAGACGATAATACAAAGGGTCACCGAGATCCAAAGTGTGACAGACACGACGTCAACTTTCAGCAATTAAGTTCTTTTCTATTAGTATTACTGAATGCGGTATCATTACTCCCCACAGCAGTACGCGCTTCGGACGTTGGCGGTGTTAGTGCCACTGCTAATCCTGTGGCTAATAGCTCAGGCTCTGTTACCAACCAGGCCATCCAGGTTTTACAAGGACCGTACATTACCAATACCTATGGGGACGGAATCTCGTGCCAGGGTCCTACTCTAAACATCACTCCCTTCCTGACCGACAGCAAATCTTGGCAGGAACCCTACGAAGAATACTATAATGATCCAGTCTATGACGTTTCTGATAGCGATAATGATGGAGTCGTCGACAATCCAGGAGATATCCTGTACTACGTACCGACTAGAACAGGGCAGAAAGATCAGTTCAACTTTAATTATGGAATATCCGCTACCGTCTCATTCCCCTTGGACGGAGGATTGCAAGCCAGATGTAAGAAATCTATCGATACCAGAATTGCCTTACAAAACCAATTAATAGCTAATAAACGTTTAGACTTCGAGATCGCAAGACTTAAGAATTGCGGAGAGCTATTGAAATCTGGGATACGCTTTCATCCCCGCTCAAAATCAGCCCTGATCTGCTCAGATGTGCTGCTAGTGAATCCTCCAGGTGTTGTAGGACCTCATCAACACTCTATTTCGCCTTCTTCTTCTTCTTCAACTCCTTCAAAGGAAGTAAACCCTTCTTCTCTCGATAATGATTTGAACGAATCTCAGAAAGAGTCAACCTCCGAGGTGGTCGACCAAACTTCGTCTGGATGGTTCCGATGGCCTTTTTCACGGCGGGCTTCACCACCTTCAGAAGAAGATCAGCCAGCGGCTTTGCTAGGAGGGCCGATGTCGTTGCCACCGTCGCAATCGTCGCAGTAGTAGCTACAACTTGAGCAGATGGTAAATACTGTTCGACAACTCCAATATCCTCATACAAAGTAATACAAATAGTCTTATCTTCATTTAACTCAAATCCTGAAACCTTCTCCTTCTGATTTTGAGCAACATCTCCTATACGAGGAGCATTAGGTCCAGGGCACGGGACCTCTTCCTTAGGAACTTCAGGAACCTTCGTCTCAGGCGCCTCAGGAGGAGGTGGAGCCTTATAAGCTGGTGGTTTTGCCTCGGAGGTATAAATCAAATCCTCTGGGCTGTAATCCATAGCGTTATAACTAGGATATTGACCATTAGGACACAAGGTCCTCAAACCATTATCATCCTCTATCGGAAGATTTTGAGCTCTCTTATCGTCAGGATGAAATTCAACACACCCCGGCATATCTACTACTGGAACACCAATAGTTAAAGTTATTGGTGGTGCAGAAGGAAGAAAAAACTCAGTAGGGAGTGGCCTAACTGGGACAAAAAATGAATTTATAGGCTCAACCTGAATATCAGGTATCGGATCCACTACCTAGGCAATCCTGGTATACCTAAACCAGCCTTAGGTGCTCCTGGCAATAAAGCAGGTCCAGTAATTGTTGGGATCTTTGTATCAACTAATCCAGGAAGTGACCCAGTAACTGACTTAAGGACTTGAGACTTGACACTATCAACGAGTTTATCTCGCTGTAGGTATACATATAAACCACTCCCAACAACGGCAATAGATACAACCCCAGACGCAATAGCAATGATGTTGACAACTTTTTGCATGATTATTCAGAAATTAATGTACCTAAAGATCTACGAATTCCTCTTAAGTATTCTAGATCTTTGGATTTTGTACCGCCATCATACTCCCATGCATATCCCTTTTCAATCATCTCTTCATTAATAGATTTCTGATGATGGCACTCACAATCACAATCTTTAGTGCATTTAGGGTAGCCAATATACAACCAACCTAAGAGACGTCCATATTTACCTACTCCGCCTTCTAATTCAGTTCTAATTACTAAATCCTCATCACCAGCTATGGCACCCTCAAGGCGATACTCAAGCCAATCAGAAGCATCAATACCTAATTCCTTTTCTTCTAAATTGCGTGTCCTCTTCTCCGGCGTATCAATCCCTGCAACGCGTATTCTCTCAGATTTACAGATACTAAATCCAAGATCGAAAGTTACATCAATTGTGTCTCCATCAACTATCTTATCCACAGAGATAACACGAAAATTATAACAACTATTAGTAGATGGTGGCTTCATTCTATGTAGTTCTATAAACACAACTAAATTGAATAGCACCCTCAGTACTCATTTCTCCATTCACAGACATTGTATTTTCACCCTTATCACCACCAAAAACATGTAATATTGCATTACCATGTTTAGTCTGAACTATACGAGGATCTAGACTTCCATTCCAAGTAGACGTTCTAGTTGGACCAACAGTATCTGCGTTGTCTCCATTACTTCTAGATGCTGCAGTAAATGGCAATGAAATCTGCATATTTCCTGATGAAGAACTAAAGTCACAAGCAGTCCATCTTACACAACCCATTATTCGCACTGAGTTACCTATTTTTGTATAAGAACCTCCAGTGTCTCCGTGCATAGTAATGCTCCCAAAACTATTAGTTGCTGGTGTAACAACTGGTTCCCAAGTTCCCTCTTCATAGTCGTCCAGCTCATTTGCACTTCCAGTACCTCCCACAAATAATCCACCTGAAAGATATAAGTCGTTCCATCTAGCACCACCAGCACCTAAGTCGTAAGTAGCATCAGCATTAACTTTAGCGTGAGCATGGAATAGAATTTTATCGCTGCCCGTTTCTATCTTCTTACTGTTGTTATGATAAAGTTCTACGGCTCCATCAGGTACTATTTTCATAGCTGTTTCACCAGCTTTAGCATTTACATATAGATTTCCAGTAGTATTGTTAATTACTGAGTCTGCACCATCATGGTAGAACTCTAAATCATTCGAAGCACCTACTTGTATCTTCCCTGAATCATGAGGGACTGATAAATAATAACCACTAGGGACTGAAACACCAGCTGAAGTCGTCTCTAAACGTACACCATTGTTGTAATAGAGTGATACAGCACCATCAGGTACACACTGTATTCCTAACTCACCACTTTTTGGTTCAATTCTCATATTACCTGTACCATTCCTGATGGTCATATGAGAACCATCATGCATAATACCGCAGTCGTCACCTGTACCCCAGTAATGCCAGACACTATCGTTTTGACTTATATAGCTTGTTACTTCTAATGTTCCAGTAACTTGAGCGCCACCTGACGTAGTTTCAAGACGCTTTGTGTTGTCATATGCAAATTCACAATGACCATTATCATGGAATTTAGCTCGCCATTCATTACCACCAATGTCTTCAATAACAACTGCATTATCAGAACGAAAACCACCAGTACCACTTAGTGTCACATAGGCATCTACTTGAATCCCTTGTGCATTTGTCTCAAACTTCTTAACATTATCGTAATAGAGATCTATTGAGCCATTTTTAATAATAGAGATTCCTGTCTCTCCAGATGCAGCATTAATGTATAAATTACCTGTACCATCGTTGTCTATTCTTGAATGCGATCCATTGTGATAGATTTTTAAATCTTCACCATCGCCTAAGCTAACTTTAACGTCATCATTACCTCTAAATTTACTAGTTGCTACAGCGTTTCCTGTTACTGTAACTCCACCTGAAGTAGTCTCAAAAGTCTTTGAATTATTATAATATAGCTCGACGGCTCCGTCTGCATGGCAGTCAATATATTTTTCACCCGCACCTTCGGTGCCTATATAAATATCACCACCCTGTAAATATAAAGAAGCTGTACCAGCTCTTACAATTAAAGCAGCATTCGTAACACTGTCTATCCAGTTAGATGATCCATTATGGAAGATTTGTAGATCTGAACCTGTTCCAAACGCTGCCGTTGAATTATCATTAAATATCAAATCATCAGCTGATTTATCCCAAACAACATTCGCAGCTGCACCAGTGAACGTTACATCTCCGTCGTGTGTGGCACCATCATCTGTGACTGTTCCTGTTACATTTATCCCGCCAGAAGTGGTGGCTGCTTTAACTACATTGTTATGATATAAACTAACTGCCCCGTTTTCAACAAACGATGCTTGAGTCTCTCCACCATCATTACTTTTTACAGTAAATTGTGATGCATATATCTTTAATTCCCCAGTATCATTATCAATTATGCTGTCTGTACCATTATGATATATCTCTAAATCCGAGCCTGTTCCACACATTAATTTCTTATTATCATTAAACCTAAATGCATCACCGTCAAGAGTAAAAGTTTGCACTCCGTTTGAAGTGAAACCCATCGTTCCAGAAGTCACCGAGTACATTCCTGTGTCGGAGTCGGTGCCGAAGGTGATCGACGGGGATGTCGCACTGCCTGCAGGGAATTCTGTACCTACAGTGACATAATCTGCACCTGATAAAATTACACCAAAGAAAGCATGTCCACTCGTTGGAGCAGAACTAAATACAATATTGGTCCCTAGTAATTTAAAACCTGCACTACCGGAAGGATCAGGTTCTTGAAGTACACCATTAACCGAAATATAAATCTGCTGAGTATTAATTGGGAAAGGAACTGGTGCATAACCTCCAACTGTCAATGCGAACGATGTTGTGCTCCCATTAAAACTAGAACTTATATCATCAATAATTTTGTTGCCTGACTCCGCAACTTGCAGATCGTTCCCAATATACATTTGTATTGAATAACTTTGTTATCTTCTATTGTATTTCTACTTTATTTAGCTATTCTACTTCCCATTTAGTGTTAGGACCATTAGTTGAAGGTGCTTTAGGCCAAACAACTGAGCCATATCCAGCCTTTGCATAAGTTTGAGGAATGTCTCTTAATGTTTGACGATATGCTGCCCAAGCTGCTTGATCAACAGTACACCCTGGAGTCATTGTCCAATCAGTAGTCCTCAATAAAAAATCTCGTTTTTTACGAATAATCTCCCAACTTGTCTCATCTAATTTAAGAATCGCTCTATCGAATTGTTTATCGATCTCAGCTTTAATATCTTCAAATTGACGTTGAAGTAAACTAACGTCGCCAAATGTAGATAATCCCATAATCTTAAGTCTGATCGAGATAACTCAATGTTAAGTCCATAGCAGTTGCAGTGTCGCAACGTGCTCTTAAAACATCACTTGATTCAAGTATTATTTTGCTACCCGTGATTAACTCTAGTGAAGAACCAGCTGGCACAGGGACCGCTTTCAGAAGATATACACTATCTCCGCTATTAGGAACTAAATAAACATCGACATTTGCACTAGTAGTGGTTTTATTAGCAACTAGTGCATTGAGAATAATCAGAGTTGATGAGTTTCCTGCAGTAACAATATTGGTATTTGAACTGCTTACAGCATCCGTAACCAAACTAGATTTAGTTGCCTGTTTGAAGGTATTTGCCATATCAAGCTAAAGCGACGATGAGAGCGATGTTGTCATTAGAGTTGAACAGACCACTAACAGTTAAATTGCCACTAATAGTGACGTTGCCTGGTATGGTGACTGAGCCACTTCCATCTATTGTAAGCTGAGCAACACCTCCCGTTACCATAGCGATTTGATCTGCTCCTGTAGAAATAATTCCTGTATTTGGATCATTTGCAAATTTAAGAGCACAGCTAGTTAATGAACCCATCCCGAAAGATGAGTTAGTCCCATCTTCTCTTAGAAGAGCAATACCTCCAGCAGTAGAGTTATCATGGATAACACAGATTTTTTTATCGGTATCTACAGTAACTTCACCTACTGCACCAATAAAAGTAGAAGTTTGAAGAGTCGATCCTCGACGAAGTTGTACTTGAGTGGCCATAAGACTATCCTAATGCAACTGCTATTGCAGTAGCGAAACTTTCAGTAGCTATGTTTCCAGTTTCATCTGGAAGTGTGAGTGTTCGATCCGCAGTGGGATCTGTAACTGCAAGAGTAAGTTCGTAAGCATTAGCTGTAGCCCCCTCAAATACGAGTGGACTACCTCCTGCAAGTACCGCACTAGTTGCAGTTAGTACCCCTGTAATCGTAGGAGCACTTAACGTTTTATTCGTTAAAGTCTGCGTCCCAGTTAGTGTTGCTACTGTTGAGTCAATAGCGTAAGTAACCGTAGTTCCTGTAGCACTTGTATCAATTCCTGTTCCACCAGTAAGTACTAAAGCTTCAGAATCTAAATCGATATCTATATTTCCTGAGTCAGTTTGTATATCTAAGTCCTCTGCTGTGATCTGTGTATCTACATAAGCTTTGATACTCTGCTGCGTTGCTAAATGGCTAGCAGAATTACTTGCCATATTATCTTCATCTTTAATTGAAGTACCTGAGATAGTACTATTTAAAACTGCACTTGTTAATGTCTTATTAGTTAAAGTATCTGACGTAGCTAAACCTACTAAAGTATCCGTCGCATTAGGAAGTGAAATAGTCCGATCTGCTGTTGGATCAACAACAGTCAATGTTGTTTCATGAGCATCAGCCGTAGATCCCTCAAAAATAAGATTCGAATCACTAAGAAGAATACTCGTGGCAATAGGAGCAGTTATAGTCTTATTCGTTAAAGTTTGAGAACCAGTTAGAGTCGCAACTGTAGAATCAATGGCATAAGTAACAGTTGTACCTGTCGCACTAGTATTAATTCCTGTTCCACCAGTAAGTGCTAAAGCTTCTGAGTCAAGATCAATATCAATATTTCCAGAATCTGTAGTGATATCTAAATCTTCAGCAGTTATCTTAGTGTCAACATACGATTTAATACTCTGTTGAGTCGCAAGATGGCTAGCAGCCC